TAATGCTCTTTGGAATTCATCTTCATAAATTAATTTCATGCCTTGCATTAATTGTGGTGCATATTTCATAGATAGATAATAAGCTAAACCTGATACCATACAAGGCACAAATCTAAAAGGCATATCAGTTGCATTAGTATAGTTTCCTATATCTTGTATTCTTTTTATATAATAAAAGTGCATATCTTTAGATGCATTAGTAGAATCAGGTGTTGGATAAACACTAACACTAACATGATCTATAAATCTTTGAACCCAATATTGATTAGGTGTTCCTTTGGATAATTTATTAGAAAAACTTGCATAAGTAGATCTATCAACCTTAGTCATAGGACTATCTGATTGATCTGTTGATGTTCTGTTAGATCTTAATTGTGCTTCAAGAATATCTGATACTCCATAAGTATTAGCAGGGTTTGTAACAGCACTTGTACCATCACCAGTTGATCTAAAAAATTTATATTCAGCTTGTCCTTCAATTAAATCTAAATCAAGTTCACCTATTTCCCAATAGTGAATACCCCTATTACCCCATTCTTGAAGTAAAATATTTAATGATCTTCGAGAAGATCTTAATTGATAACCAGTTACATTGTGAATTCCAAGACGTTCAAAAGCCTCTTCTACTATTAAATCAATAGTGAAATCTTTATCGAATGTAGTTGTACCAGAAGTTGCGTTCGCCACTTTTTACCTCCTAGCCGGTGTAACCAATAGTTATCGAACCTGTTCCTGACATTGTTACATGACAAGCAGTTTCAAATCTTATTCCCTCACCTGGAACAAATATATCTAAACCCTCTGTTCCAAAATGTGAATGAAATTGTAGTGATCCACTGTTGCCAACACTGTCTCTTAATTCTATTTGACCTGAAGCATTGCCTTTAGCTTGAATGTAAGTCACTCTAATAGGACCTACATTTGTACTTCCACCAGAGATAGTTTTTAACTGACCTGTGCTTGTAATCCTTGTAAATTTTTGATCTGACATTTTTTCTCCTAAATTTTAGGAGCCCCGTAGGGCTCCATAATTTTATTACTCAGTGTCTGATGACGAATCAATACCAAGTACTTTTAGTACAATAGTAACACCTGTTCCACCTGGCGCTCCAGATAAAACAAGTTCAACTTCGTCTCCAGCTAGACCTGCAATTCCTGGTGTGAATCCAGACATACCTAATGCACCGTTACATCCTAAGAAACCTTTAAAACCAGTTGTGTTAACTGCTAAACTAGCTCCATCAACATAACCGTCTGTGTCAGCATCTGTTCCGATGTCAACTAAGTTAACATTATTTGCAGCTGCTGATGTAACTACAACACCAATTCCTAATGGAATGAAGTTTGTAGGAATTTGAATTGCTGATTCTTTTCCTGTAGTTGCACCTGCTGCAACAGTTATTGTTGCTGTAAACTCTTTGATACTCATTGTAGTTTTAACAGCACCTGTTACGTTATTTTTTTTAATTATTTCAAAACCGTTTTCTGATCGTACCGGTCCTGAAAAAGTTGTATTTGCCATAATTTTATCCTCCTAGTTTCCGAACATAGTCTCTAGGCCGTCGACTATACGCGTCTATGTTCTAATTAATTGTATAGTGATAAATATATACAGTAGTTTTTAGTAGAGTGCAAGAGAGTGTGTAGTGCGGATGGTGTTTTCCAACGATGTAGCTTTTTTATTAAGTAGCTACTGAAACTTCTGGAGCTGCACCTTCGACAGTATTCTGTCTGTGAGCAATAGCTGCTTCTTCCAGCTTGATCTTCGTAATGACTTCTCTAACTTTGTCATCAATCCTGACCATTTCAAGAGTGTATCTGTTATTATCCAGATGCTCCTGTTCCCACTTCAACTCCAAGAACCTTTTTTGTTTGTATAGGTCTTGTATCATAGATAACCTCCTCATAGGTTATTCTGTTAACTCGGTTATCATAACTGATCCCGAGATATTCCCACTTTATACTGTTTTCTCCAAGTTTGTCAAGGATTGCATTTTCTAGGGATTGTGGGTCGTCTTCAGATAGAACCTCAAATTTTCCGTGATAATCGTAGGCCCAAATGTTGACTATAAAATTTTTCATGAATCTCACCGTGTATTATGATTGTGGCGGAACAATGTCCGCCACAAAAAATTTAGTTATTACGCACCTTCAACGCCGAAGATACCTCTGAAATCAGATACGCCGAAGCTGTATCTTTCTCTCGCTTTGTATCTAACGTTTCCAGTATCGAAGTCACCTTCCATTGCAGTTGTCAATGGAGCTCTTGTGAACATTTTCATACCATTAGGTATGTCTGTCAAGATATAGAACGCATCTGAATCAGTTAGGTAGTTGTTCACTCTGTATCCTTGAGGAACCATTCCCATTGAAACGATTGCATTAATATCATTGTCAGCTGTTCCAGTTCTACCTTGAGATTTCATCAATCTCTCAGCTGTAAACTGAAGCTCTGAAGGAATGATCATTTTCAATCCTCTTGCTGCAATTCTAAGACCTCTTTCGTCAGTCATTTTAGCGATGTCAATCATTGACTGCTCTAATGACGTTTCGTTAAGATCCGCTTGAGTTGCTAAAGTGTTTGCAACATTTGGTCCACTTACTGTAGTGTGAGATGTGCTGAATAAAGCAACGCCATCTCCGGACTTAAATGTAGCAGTTGAAGGTAGACCATTGATTAGTGGCTCAATAGCTTTCACTTGCTTAGCGTTACTCATAGATCTTGCTAAAGCTTTTGTGTATCTAGCAGAAAGTCTATCGTAAAGATTATCTTCGATAGCTTCCTCTGTGATAGCAAATGCTAAAGCTACAGTCTCGTGAGTGTATCTAGCAGTGTAAGTTTCTTGTGCATCATCAAATGATACTCCAGCACCTTCACCTTTTACTTGTGCGTTTCCGAAACCAGATAACATAACTTCTTCTTCAAAAGCTCTGTCACTGTTCTCGTTAGTATAAATCTCAGCATGCTGATTTTCATACCTTTTATATTCCAGGCCAAATAAAGCATTTAAACCTGGCTCTAGTTCTTTGACTAGCTGTGATCGTGATATTGCCATAGTTTATTCTCCTTATATTCCCGTAGCCAACGATCCAACAGTGTATTGGTGTAAATTCACCTTTACGACTAATGAACAATTAGCTGCTGTTTGATCTTCGTTTTCAGGGTCTTCAGCTACTCTAACTACTCTCAATTGTTTAGCAGTTGTTGCTGCTGTTGAGATTCCTAGTTGAATAGAAGATTTACCTGTTGTTGTGCTACCTGCTGCTGCAGTCGTTGCATAAGTTAAACCAATTTTTGATTTTCTTGTTGCAAGATCGCCGCCTAAAGTAGCGTCAGATGCAATGATGTATTCTTGAAAGGGGTCATCATTAACAAATGCAGTGACATCTTCGCTATTCGCTGGAGTTGTCGCTGCTGGGTAGAAGTTACTAAAAGTTGGTTTTAATGTAGTAGCATCTGTAAAAAGCACTCCATTTAAAACACCAACCATAGCAGTTCCAGCCGCTGCAGTTACAATGTATCCACCAGTAGAAGTATTTAAATCAATCTTCACTGGCTCTCCATTGAAAATAGCATTAGTTTCACCAGCATCAATATCGTACTTAGATTGACCTTGAATTGAAGGTGTATTACCTGTTCTCATAGCCGCTTTAAGTCCGAAACCGCCTGTGTTTCTATTTGCCATAGTGTTGTCTCCTTATGTACCTGCCCCGAAGGGCCTCCAGTACGAGTTGTTAATCGATGATATTTAAAATTACTTTTTCGTACCACCGAAGGTTACACGAGATTGCCTCTCAACATTGATCGGCATTCTACTATCCTGCTCCTTCATTAAATCGTTTGCTACTGCATCGCTTCGGTCTTCATGACGTTTAGTCATGTATTCTTGACGTTGCTTCGCGATTTCTTCTGGTACCTTCGCAAGAAGAAGGCCTCCAACCCCAACTACCCCCTTGTATTTGCCGTCGTCGACGACTGGATAATCAGATGCGTTTTCTATTTCCTCGGCTCTAACAAGTTCATATCCTTCTCTTAATCTTCCAGATATGTTTTTAGTGTCTTGAAAACCAACGCTCTCTGCTCTTATCCATCTGTACCTGAATCCATCAGGCGCAGGGGGTGCATCTAGAGATGATGGTGGAACCCACACTTTAGGTCTTTCAGACTTTGACCGTGTGTCGTTCGCACGAGAAGTGTTTTTATTTTCTTTTTCCATGTTACGCTCCTTCCGTGTTTTTTAGTTGTTTTGCGTACTCTTCGAGTGGCACACCTAATTTTTTCGCTATTGCGACCTGTGAGGATGTGAGCTTCACAGTTTTGCGACCTGGCTTTACGCTTCTATTAGCAGAAGCCACTGTCTGAACAGGGGCGGCCGTTTGCTTAGTTTCAGTTGTACCAAATTTATGCGGGAAGTCAACTCTAATACGTTTATCAACTTCTGCATAATACTCATCAGAACTTGGATCATACCCTTCTTTTTCAGTAAGATCCTTATGTATCTCAAATGCAGTATAAGTCATTGCTCTATCAGTTCCAAACCAACTGTTCTTAGCAGCCCATGCTTCGGCTCTAGGATCAGGGTTTATTGGATCATCTGTTCGAGGGATGTTTACATCTCCACCTTGAGAAAGGTTTTGTACAGGTTTCTCAGCCTCTACTGTTTGTCTTCCCTCTTTAGCTGCCTCTAGTTTTGCATTCTCAAATGCGAGTGTTGCAATTCTTTTGTTAGCTTCAACTTGAGCAGTTGCATCACCAGATTCAATTGCTGCAGCTAATTCTTTTTGTGCAGCTTCTAAACCTGAAGATATTGTTGACTCAAATTTTTTGATATAGTCAGAATCAGTTTTTTCAAACTTTTTTTCTAAAGTTTGTCTTTTCTGTTCTACAGCTTTTGCATACTCTACAGCAGCTTGTTCTCTTCTCTCTGCTTCTCTCATTTTACGAGTTAATTTCGCAATACGAGCTTGTACACCTTTACTGTAATCTTCTAACTCACTATCTGATTTTGTTTCTTCTTTTACTGTTTCTTGTTCCGTTGTTTCTTGTTTCGGCGCTTCGGTTTCTACAACCGACTCGTCTTTTGTTTCTTCAATATCTACTGTAGCATCAGGTCCTGATGTATCAATATCTACTGTTTTGTTTTCTTCGTCTGGCATAGCGTCTCCTTCCTATGATTAAAACTCATGCAAGATGTCCTCTGGACTATCAATTGTTGCTAAAACTTCGTCGTCGTTTAGCAGACGCATCTCACCACCTTCTATTTTGATTCGGCTACCTGCATAACGTGCAAACATAACCCAATCTTTTTCCTTGCACCATGGACCCTCGGGATATCTCTCCTTATCCTTATAACATTGCGGACCCATAGCCATAACCAATCCAACTTGAGATGCAACTTGTTGCTTTTCTAAAGTTGTTTCAGCTAATACTAATCCACCCTTAGTTTTTTCTTTCATCTTGAAAGGTAAAACTAAAAGTCTCCAACCGGTTGGTTGTGGTAATTTTGGTTCTTTCTCTGATTTTTTTACACCAACAAGTTTATTGTTTGGTGTTAATATCGATGACTGTTCCTTTTCCATTTTGCTCCTTATCTTCTAGCAGGTTAGAGATTTCCTGTAGTGTTGCCTCGTAGGCGTTTATCTGTCCTATTATATACTTATAATTCTCCATGTTGTCAACACCACCTGATGTTACTGACATAGATAGCGAATCTAATCTAACTCTTAAAAATTTAAGAAGTCGATTTATTACGTTTTCTAATTGCATCTTTTCCTTTCTTAGCGATTGAAGCAACTTGACTTTTACCCATAACTTTAGCCCGTTGTTCCATGACCGTTAATATTTGTATTTTTCTC